ATAACTGGTACAAGTCATCTGGGTTCAGTTGTTTCAGTCACAGCCAATATCACAGGTGGTAACATCCTAACAGGTGGGCAAGTTTCGGCAGTGGGTGCTGTCACAGGCGGATCCTTATCAATTGGTACCGGCAACACAGGCGATGCTATTATCTATGGTAACCTAACAGTTTACGGCAATACCACAACCATCAATTCAAACACAATTACCACCAATGATCTCAACATCACTGTTGGTAACAATCAAAACACAGGTGCCGCACTGAACAATGCTGGTATAGACGTTGGTAACAACAACTTGGCCACCTGGAGATACAACAACGCTACCACAAGTTGGCAAAGTAATATTGCTGTCACACCCGCGGCCAATGCCACATTGGCTCTTGGTGGCACCAGCAACTATTGGGGTACAGCCTATCTCAATGCCACACAGATTGCAACCACAGCCAGTGCTGTGGGCAACGTAACCGGTGGTAATTTACTAACTGGTGGATTGATATCAGCCACATCAACTATTACGTCAGCGGCAAATATCACAGGTGGTAATGTCTTAACTGGCGGTTTGATAAGTGCCGCAGGTAACATCAGTGGTAACAATATCTTTGGCGGATTTCTTTCGGCTGTGGCCAACGTGATTGGCGGTAACATAACAACAGGTGGCCTGATCACTGCAACAGGCAACGTAACTGGCGGTAACATCCTGACAGGTGGATTGATTAGTGCTACTGCCAACGTGATCGCCAACAACGGAATATTCATCAACATAGTAAACACTGCTAGTTTCACTGGTGGAATTGTATCGGTTACTGGCAACGTCACAGCCAATAACGGCATGTTCACCACGATTGTGAACGTGGCCAGTCATACAGGTGCTGTGGTAAGTGTTAGTGGCAACGTCACTGGTGGTAACATCTTAACTGGTGGCCTGATAAGTGCCGCTGGGAATATTGCTGGTAATGTGTTTATTGGTAATGGTTCACAACTGACTGGTATTACTGGAACATATGGCAATGCCAATGTTGTGGCCAACTTGGCTGCTTTGGGATCAAATCCAGTATCAACCACAGGTAACATAACTGGTGGTAACTTGTTGTTTGGATCTGGCGTTGCAAGTGGTACAGGCAACGTAACTGGTGGCAATATCTTGACAGGTGGATTAGTCAGTGCCGCTGGCACCATAACTGGCACAAGTTATTTGGGTTCAGTTGTGTCAGTCACTGCCAACATCACAGGCGGTAACATTTTAAATAATGGATTGATATCAGCCAGTGGTAACGTGACCAGCGGTAATATGCTGACAGCAGGGTTGATCTCTGCAACTGGTAATATTACTGGTGGTAACCTGTCAGGCACAAGTATTGCAGGTACATTGACCACAGCCGCACAAACCAACATCACTTCAGTTGGTACTTTGAGCAGCCTGGCAGTGACAGCCAACGTAACGGGTGGTAACTTACTAACTGGTGGATTGATCTCGGCAACTGGTAACATTACTGGTGGCAATATAACAATTCCAGGATCGGCTAACATATCTACTTTTATAGGTAATGTTTTCTTTGGCTCTATTCCAGCACAGCCAACATGGTATACTGTTGCCCCATTAAATCTCAACAACAGTTTGGCAGCGGCCACAAAAGTTCAGTTAAATTTAATTAACACAGGTGGCGGCGCTGGTGCTGGATCAGCAATTGATTTCTACACTTATCAAATTTCAGTTGCCGCAGCCAACGCAGAAGCCAGAATAGCCGGAATTGATGATGGTAACTATTCGGCCTATCTCAGTCTTCAAACAAAAACTCCTGGTAGCATTGGCACTAATGGATTAGTTGAACGAGTAAAAATTGATTCAACTGGTGCATCGGTAGTTGCTAATATCACAGGTGGTAACATCCTGACAGGCGGATTAATATCTGCAACTGGTACAGTCACTGGCACAAGTCATTTGGGTGCTGTGGTATCAGTAACGGCCAACGTAACCGGTGGCAATATCTTAACTGGTGGATTAATTTCAGCCACTGCTAACATTACCGGCAACTTCTTTATTGGTAACGGATCACAGTTAACTGGTATTGCTACCGGAACACCTACACAGATTGTCAGTGGTACATCAAACGTGAATGTTGTGAGTTCTGGCGGTAACGTTAGTGTAGGTATAGGTGGTACATCAAACATAGCAGTGTTTGCTACTACAGGTGAATATGTTACAGGTTTAATAAGTGCTAGTGGTAATATTACTGGTGGTAATTTATTAACAGGCGGATTGATTTCTGCAACTGGTAACATCACTGGTGGTAACCTGTCAGGTACAAGTATCGCAGGTACATTGACCACTGCCTCACAAACCAACATCACAAGTGTTGGTACACTGGGAAGTTTAGCAGTCACAGCCAACGTAACTGGTGGTAATATCTTAACAGGTGGATTGATTTCCAGTACAGGCAATAGTACAGCAGGAAATTATCTAACTGGTGGTGTTGTTAGTGCCACTGGTAATATCGCTGGCAACTATTTTATTGGTAATGGTTCACAACTAACTGGTATTGCCACAGGAACACCTACCAAAATTGTCAATGGCACAAGTGAAGCCAACATTGGTGCATCAGGCGGTAATGCCAACATCACAATTGGTGGCACATCAAACGTTGTGGTTGTGGCAACTACAGGTGTTTTAGTCACAGGTATTGTAAGTGCAACTGGTAATATCACAGGCGGCAACGTGATATCTGGCGGTGTAAGAGTATACAAATGGACCACGCAGGCCAACACAGCACCGTCAGGCGCAGTACCAGGCGATGCTTGGTACGATTCCTATGCCGCTAAACTGTATTTGTACATAAACGATGGAACTGGTAACCAGTGGGTTGATCAAAGTCCTCCCACATCATTTGCCAATCTAACAGTGAGTGGAACGGTCAGTGCTGTTGGTAACATTACCGGCAACTACTTTATTGGTAATGGTTCTCAATTGACTGGTATAGCAGGTGGCGGCGGCGGAACAAGTATTTCTAGTGGCACATCAAATGTCAACGTAGTAAGTTCAGGCGGCAACGTCACAGTTGGTATTGGTGGAACTGCAAACGTGGCAGTGTTTGCCACCACCGGCGAATATGTAACTGGTTTAATTTCAGCAAGTGGTAACATCACTGGTGGCAACTTGTTGACAGGTGGCCTGATATCTGCTACATCAACTATTACCTCGGCTGCTAACATCACTGGTGGCAACTTGTTGACAGGTGGTTTAATATCAGCCGCAGGTACTGTGACTGGTACAAGTCATTTGGGGGCTGTGGTATCAGTGACTGGCAACGTAACAGCCGCTAACGTGGTTATCACTGGTACTGCTGCCGCAGGTAGTGGAGTATTAATTGTTTCGGGCAACATTCAAACCAGTACAGCCAATGCCACTGCCAATATTGGCAACGCCAGCAACTATTTCAACAGACTGTTTGCTCAAGCAACCACAGCACTGTATGCCGACTTGGCAGAAATGTATACAGCAGACCAGGAATATGTTCCAGGCACAGTATTGGTATTTGGTGGCTCCCAAGAAGTTACTATGAGTACAGTGAGTCATGATGTTCGTATTGCAGGAGTAGTATCTACCAATCCAGCACACATAATGAACTCAGGATTAAATGCCGATTGTACTGTGGCTGTGGCTCTGGTGGGAAGAGTTCCTTGTCAAGTTATAGGACCTATTGTCGCAGGTGATCGTGTGGTCGCCAGCAACCGCGCAGGTGTTGCCGAACGCTTGGACATGTCACAATACCAACCAGGTGTGATTATTGGCAAGGCATTAGAGAGTTACTCCAGTACCGAACCTGGTGTAATTGAAGTTGTGGTAGGGAGACTATAATGGCATTTCCAACGTCACCAATCAATGGGCAACAGGCTACCATAAATGGTATAGTCTATACTTACAGCACAGCGTTGACTGCTTGGACGGTGAGTACATCACTGGGCAACTCGTTTGTAAGTATCAGCGTCTCTGGTAATGTCAATAGTGGAAATTTGTTAGCCACCGGCTTGGCCAGCGTCACAGGTAATATCACTGGCAATTACTTTATTGGTAACGGCAGTCAATTGTCAGGTCTCAGTGCCAGTAAGATATTTAATGGCACAAGTGAAGCCAACATTGGCGCATCAGGTGGTAATGCCAATATCTCAATTGGTGGTACATCAAACGTATTTGTTGTGTCATCGACTGGTATTTTTACAACTGGTTTATCCAGCGTCAGCGGAAACATCACCACTGGTGGTAATTTAACCATTACTGGTACAGCAGCCGCGGGTAGTGGGGTGTTGATTGTGTCAGGCAATATTCAAACCAGTACCGCCAACGCCACAGCCAACATTGGCAATGCCAGCAACTACTTCAACAGACTGTTTGCTCAAGCGACCACAGCACTCTACGCTGACTTGGCTGAAGTTTACCGATCTGATGCACAGTATCCCCCAGGTACTGTGCTGGTATTTGGTGGCTCACAAGAAGTCACAACAAGCACAGTCAGCCACGATACCAAAATCGCCGGCATAGTATCTACCAATCCTGCTCACGTGATGAATTCAGGACTGCAATCTGAATTTACTGTGGAAGTTGGTTTGATTGGGCGTGTGCCATGTCAAGTGATTGGACCAATTGCCGCAGGTGATCAAGTGGTGTCAAGTAATCGGGCAGGTGTTGCTGAACGATTAGATCAGACAAAATATCGATCTGGAATGATTATTGGCAAAGCACTAGAGAGTTACTTAGGGACAGATGTTGGCACAATTGAAGTTGTGGTTGGCAGACTATAAAGTCTGTTCCACCTGCTGAATCTTTTGCTGAACAGCATCCAGGTTTACAGTGTTCCAAAGTCCAGGATGCAAGGGTCTTGGCCAACGCCCTGATTCAATCCAGGCATAGCCTGTGTGTTCGTGATTTAGTTCTGGTACAAACTCATAGTCCACTCGGCACCAAAAAGTATGATATTCGAATGCACCATCGGGCGATGTGAATTTCTCTATGGGTATCAGCCGTTCGTAGTCGGGCACACTGCCCAGTTCTTCCGCACACTCGCGTTCCACCGCCACTAGTAAGTTTTCTCCAGCCTCTACTTTGCCCCCGGCCAAACCCCAGGTGTCCGGATACTTGACATCGTTTCGCAAGAGATAGAGATAGCGTCGAGTACGGCCGCAGTAGAACCATACACCCACGGCTTTTACAATACCAGACTCCACGAGCCTCCCGGATACAGGCCATCGATACTCTTGACCCAGGCAGTACCATTCCACTTGTACTGTATGCCAGTGGTAAGATTGGTCACATACTGTGCTTCTAGCATGCGCTCACTGTCAAATGCCACTTCCCATCTCACACCATTATACTCAATGATGTCATTGGCATTGGCCAACAAGGGCTGACCACCACCTCCAAGCCAGCCTAGGGGATTTTGCGAGTTTTCAGTACTGCCAGTTGGCTCGGTGATCAAATAACGCTGTCCTAGTGTAGGAGCAGGCAAACCTGCATTGGGGCCACTCAACAAGGGATTGACCACTGAGTTGACCGGTAGCAGACTATCTTGTGGCTGGGTATCGGGATCAATGTTGTAGATTAGTAATCGATCGTCAGCAGGATTTACAGTTATGGTACCCACAATACTGGCATCAGGATTCCAAGGATCATCCAAGGTGATATAACTTATTCCTGGACGCAAAACACCGTAGGCTCCAATCACTGTGGGCCAGGTTATTTGCGGATTTTCATCTATAGGGAAAGTGAATGGACTCAGGCTTGATCGATCGGGCAGTAGCACTTCGGCAGGTTGTAGAATCTGCAATTGCCCATCCAGCAAGGCCACTTGATAGTTCCAGGGAGTGACCTTGAGTCGGGTGCCCAACAACAAGTCATTGTTCAAGATGGCATTGGCAGCGTCACCGTTGGCATCAAAGATTGATGCGACCACACGTTCAACCACACCCAGTTTCTTGACCTTGGCAGGTGAACTGATCCAGATGGGAATACCAAATGTCAAGGTCATGATGTCTATAGGATTTTCTGTGCCTACTGGAATAGTTCTTGAACTCCAGTTTACTTTTTCCAAGTTGACCACGCTTAAACTGGTCCAGTCAATATAGTTTTCACTACTTTGAATCTCTAAACTGGGATTGAACAAGGTAGCAATTTGTTCAAAGATCTGCATTTTTTGATTGGTGTTTGATGTCCAGATGTCCATGCTGATGGTCATGTTGTACGGCACAGGCATCAGGCGTTCGATTGTAAACGCATTGCCCTGAGTGGTTTCATAGTCCTGGGTGTCAGTATTGTAAGTGCGTTGACGCACCTGCATCTTGTTCACATGATAAGGTTCCTGCATTCTAGGACGATCATAGTCCATGCCGGTAATGTAAAATGTTATCAAGGGCGTGGATGGCAAACTGTTGGCTGAGTTCTGTTGAATAATGGTCTGTGCTTGACGGCTGGCATCACCATAGCGTACAGGTACTCGTATGAGGTCTGATGTGCCTTGCTCGTTGCGCCCATATTCCACTTGGAACAGGCTGATCATGCGTGTGAACTGTAGCAGATATCTGCGTATTTGTTCGTCGAAAAAAAACATTTGACTCATGGGTTAACTTGATGGTTGGTA